GTAAAGTGTGGTATAATTAATACACTGTTGTAGAAATACAACACAGTCCTATTTAGGAGAAACTGTGGATAAAGACATTCAGGAGTACTACGAGGCTAGGTTTGACATGATGGCCTCAAAAGGATGGCAAGATCTGATTGAAGACACCCAGAAGATGCTGGATGCCTACAACAAGATCGAAAGATTGACAGGTGTGGAGGACTTACACTACGCCAAAGGACAGTTAGATATCCTAAACTGGGTAATAAACCTTAAGCAAACTTCGGAAGAAGCCTATAGGGAGTTAACAGATGAAACGGATATTTGAGTTCAGGTGTGTAAAGAGTCATCTCACTGAGAAATTGGTCGATGATGAGGTTCGCTCAATAGAGTGTCCCCATTGTCGCAATGAAGCTTCTCGTATTATCTCGTCACCCCGTATCAGTCTGGAGGGCATCACAGGTGCGTTTCCTTCAGCGTGTGATGCGTGGGCTAGAAAACACGAAGAAGCAACTAGAGTCGCTTATAAGAAACAGCAAAGCTGATTCCAAGTGACATTTTAAAGTTCCTAGAATCCGTTGTGGACAGGAGGATAATGTGGCTGCAACTTTTACCGATACGCAAGAAGAGTTATTTGAAGCAAGTGATATTACTCAGCAAGAGACTCAGCAAGTAGCTGAAGAACCTCAGACTGAGACAGTACAGGAAGCTGCTCCTGCAGAGGAGAACCTTCCAACCAAGTACAAGGGCAAGACTCTTGATGAAATAATCAAGATGCACCAAGAGGCTGAGAAGCTAATTGGTAGACAAGCCCAAGAAGTTGGTGAAGTACGAAAGCTTGCAGACGAACTCATCAAGCGACAACTCGACAATAAGAAAGAAGTTGAGGTCACAAAAGAAGACGAGATCGATTTCTTTGAAGATCCGAAGAAGGCAGTAAGCCGAGCAGTAGAATCACATCCTGCTATTCAAGAAGCAAAGCAACAAGCTTTACTATTGAAACAGCAGCAAACGCTGACAAAGTTACAACAGGAATTTCCTGACTTTCAGCAGACAGTAGCTGATCCTTCCTTCGCGGAATGGATTAAAGCCTCACCAGTGCGTATGCGGTTGTATGCTGCGGCTGATGCGGACTTTGATTTTGATTCAGCCTCTGAGCTATTGACAAGTTGGAATTATGTTAAACCTAAAGCCGTAGCCCCTGCTTCTGCTCCTGCGCCAGAGATTAAAGCGGCACAGAAAGCAGCAGTCAAGTCAGCTACAGTTGATGTTGGTTCTAATACTGGTGCTACTTCTGCAAAGGTCTATCGAAGAGCGGATCTAATCCGTTTACAACTGGAAGACCCAGATCGTTATTACCAGCTACAAGATGAAATTATGGCTGCATACGCTCAGGGTCGAGTTAAATAAACTTAATCATTTAGGAGATTTAAAATGGCTCTTGGTACCGATCACGTAACGAAAACGACAGCGGATAAATTTATCCCTGAGATTTGGTCTGATGAAATCATCGCTGCTTACAAAAAGAACTTGGTTGCTGCTAACTTGTTCTCGAAAATGTCTTTCAAAGGCAAGAAGGGCGATACGCTTCACATTCCTAAACCCACCCGTGGCGATGCTGCTCAGAAGACTGCATCAAGTCAGGTAACTCTTATTGCTGCTACTGAGACCGAAGTTCAGGTTCTCATTAACAAGCACTATGAGTACAGCCGCTTGATCGAAGATATTGTCGAAGTTCAGGCTCTATCTTCGCTGCGCCGCTTCTACACGGACGATGCTGGTTATGCACTAGCAAAGCGTGTTGACGTTGACCTGATTCAGCTTGGTCGTGGTGTTAATGGTGCTACCATTGGTACGAATGACTACGCTACCTCTGCTGCAAGCACGAATGCTTTCATTGGTTCGACTGGTGCAACGGTATACAACTCCAGCACGTCTAATGCTGCTGCTTTAGGTGACTCAGGTATTCGCCGTTCCATCCAGCGTCTTGATGACCAAGATGTTCCGATGACGGATCGTTTCCTGATTGTTCCTCCTTCAAGCCGCAACACCTTGATGAGTCTTGCTCGTTTTACTGAGCAGTCCTTCACAGGCGAAGTTGGTTCAGCTAACACAATCCGTAACGGTCAGATTGGTGACGTTTATGGCGTTAAGGTATTCGTTACTACCAACGCTGACACGGCTGCTGGTTCTTCTGGCACAGACCGTATCTGCTTGCTGGCTCACAAAGATGCATTTGTGTTGGCAGAGCAGATGGGTGTTCGCTCACAGACCCAGTACAAGCAAGAGTATCTTGGTACTCTGTTCACCAGCGATATGCTCTACGGTGTCGCTGAGCTTCGTGATGGTTCTGCTGTTGCTCTCGCAGTTCCTGC